ATGAAAAACAAACTGTTAATACAACAGAACATTAGTTTCGGCAACCCTGGACAAATTACATTCAGAGGAGGAAACAATATTGATAACCTGGTAAATAAAACATTATATTGGGATTCTATTGTTAACTTAAACACAGGATTAGTAGGCTCCCCTACCAGCCAGGACATTGAAACACTTAGGCGAGAAGGTATTTTCGAAGATGTTAAAGTTGATGTCATCGGTGAAGGTGAGGTTTCAATGTTGGTTGCAGAGGCAACCAAATCAAAGATACTCACTCTTTTAGATGACAAAAGTATAAACTATATCCCGGATAATTTATCACCAAGAGTTCTTGTAAATGAAGGGATCGCTCATAACACAGGCGGTGCTTTAATCCACATAGTCAATTCCATGCCATTCATTGATGTTAACACGCCATTAGATGAAGTTCTTGAATTCAGGCAATCCAGAAAAGAACAATTAAAACATCTCACAACCACTTTAAACTCAATGGAATTGAGAGTGTTAGAAGCACAAAATCAGGCAATGGAGTTAAAGAAAGTGATGAATGAAATTGACATGGCATGTTTAGAAATATATCGCTTGTATAACGAAAAGAACTTTACTTTAATTCCTTCTGCCATAAAATTAAACTTCAACATGAAAAATATACTCGCAGTAGGTGCTTCCGTGTATGCAGGGGCAAGCTATTTACTGCCGCAGACAGGAGCAGCTGTAGCTGCATTGGTTGGTGGAGCGGCGTCAGTCATAAGTTGGGAAGGCTCAGTAAGAATAAAGGGTTCTCATAATACCAATCCTTTTAGCTATACCGCAGAGGTAAGGAAACACTTCAAGTAAATTTTACCCGGCAAGTTGCCGGGTATTTAATTTTACCAAAGGCCCCATTCCACTCCGAAGCTGTTTTTCAGCCACTGAGCATTTGCCAGTATCTGAGCATCGGTTAGTTCTACGTTGTATACCAGCACAACGGAAATGTTTGAGCCCCCAGTGAATTGCGTTGTTGCGTATGACGTGCCGAGGCGTAGCGTTCTGTCGGTTGTTACCGTTCGCCCCGCACTCGTGGAAATTGATGAGATCATAGCATTCGTTACAGGATCGTAAGCGAATGCTTTTACGGAAGCATTTTTAATAACGCCACCCGTTATCGCCAGCACGCCAGCGGGAAGATCGGTAGTTGGTACAACTGTATCCGCCGACGCAATCGAACTCCCCATTTGACCGAACGCCTTAGCATGGCCGAGATAATACTGGAGCGTATCGCCGCTGATGGGTGACTGAGAGTAGTTAGCAAGCAATACACCATTCTGCGAATCAGCGCCTGGCAGGCTGATACCCATAACCGTCATTACCGGCGTAGAGGGCAGCTGCGTATCGTAGAAATTCGCGGTCCCGGTCGTAGCATACTCGCTACCAACGGCAGGGGCGCCAACTTTGAGCAACGGCTTGTTAAGGTCGGCGTAGTTGACGAGAGGGCTACCAACCTGCGAAGAAAGAAAATACGCTCCAACCAGACCGGCCTTGTTGGGAAGATCAGCAAAAATATCATCAACAACAAATTCGCTGATGTGTTTATACCCGGTACCAGGAAGTATCGTTGGCAGTCGTAGGCTCATATTATTGTCCCCATTTAAAGAAAGTATTTATAAAGTTGGCGAGAAAGAAAATCTGCCCCGTTGTTGTTCAGGTGCAAAGCGTCATTCCACAGGCCGTAGGTATTCGCCGTCGCATATGCTGCCGGGAAGTCATCATAGAGGCTGAAGAACTCGACGTGGTTTTCGTTCGCTACCTGCCGCATCACATCGCGATATGAGGAAAGCGGATAACTGCCTGACGCGTTACACTGCGGTGGGGCGATCAGGACCAGAGCAGTATCAGGAAGCGCCGCTTTATAAGCCTGCACCCAGGAAGTCAGTGCTGTATAGAAGTTCGATAACGTCCGCCCCAACCGGTAGTCGTTGGTCCCGATAATCATAAAAATGATGTCCGGGTTAAGCTGTTGGGCGAAGTAACTGATGTTGCCGAGGACCTTGGTGTACCCGTCCGCCGTGATATTCGCGTTACCAAACTTCTGAATCTCAACGCCGGTTGACGAGATGGTGGCGTAGACGCCGTAAATAACCGCGGTGTCGGCGTTGCCGGTTAGGTCGATGACCAGTTGGTGTGTGCCATTGGCCAGGCCGGTAATATCAACTTTTGTGACGTTACCTGTACCTGCGCCCGTCACTACTATCGGCGTGCCGCCGTCGATGGTATAGCGAAATGTTCCCGTAGTGTCTTTGTAATAAATGGACAGCCCGGTAGCGCTGACCGCGTTCAGAGTTATCCTCGCTGCTGTGCCGGTTGCGTAAAGGCACAAACCATCGAGGGCACAGCCATACGTAGGCGCTGCTGTCGTCTCTGACGCATCATACGTCGTCCAGCCGCTGATATTGAATGACATACCGTTGAGGGTGTCACCGTTAGCCGACGCAAAATTTATCCAACCCTCGCCGGCTTTGCTGTATTCCGAATAAAGAATGTTCGCCATCATCTGCGGGATGGCTTTTTTCTCTGTCCATGAATCGCCGGTAAAGCCAACTTTTAATTTTGAGGTTACAGATAATTTATATTTTGTTTTTGCTGTTCTCCAGCGCCAGGCAGTTCGGGCATCTGTGTATTTTTGATTGGGCTGAAAAAGTCCGATTAACGCAGCATAGACCAAATCTACGAATGATGAATCAATGCCTTTTACGGCCAGCCTGCCGTCAACAAGATAAACTGGTACCATTCCCGCATCGTCTTTGAATAACGGCACTAATTGAGGCGAAATCTTCTCTTTCTGAACCATTTCTGCGAGGGTAGGAATAACAGTACCTTTTCCAGCTACCTTGTCGGAGAATGACCCCGTTACTGCTTTTGCATCTAATTCGCCATTCTCCAGATAGATAGGTACGTTACCCGCCATATCATGCACTACCGGAACCAGAGCAGGCATCACCTTTTCCTCAGGAACTCTTTCCAGCGCCTCTTTTGCGGAATCGCTGGCTTCATCGACAGCCTGCTGAGAAGGCATTTTTCGCCCGGTAGGCTGCAGCGTCCCGCCAACGTTCATGACTTCGATAGCGAGGGCGCTGTCGTCCGGGCTGCGGTAATACGCGGTACTCCCCTCGGGAATATTCGCGATATCCGCCTGCGCCGCCGCCAGCGTCTGATACTGCTTACTGAGAGGAATCAGGTTCTGCCGAACTTCGTCATTCTTAGCCATCATCTGGCGCCAGGTATCGAGCGGTTCACCTGCGCGGTCGTTAACCGTTCCGGCCGGACCGTTCACCAGTTCGTCAGCGCGCTTGACGTTATCCAGGAATATTTCAGGCGTCGTCGTTCCCAAAGGCGGGTTAAGTTCGGCCATGTTTTTTGCTCCAAAAAAGGCGTTCGCCCAAACGAGGGTTTGAGCGAAAAGAGTTAATTAGGGGTTGTTATGGGGTATTACGCGACGTCGCCGGGGTATGTGGCGTCGTCGTACTGGTAGAAAATTTCTTTATATTCAGGTGCAGTAATCTGACAGTTGCTGTCACCCGATGGGGCAACCTCCTGGACTATCCCATGCCGCGCACCCTTTTCACTGTCGCAGAACAATAACTTCGGCAGATCAATATCTGGGTCGTCCATAATCCAGTCGCCGGGATGCAGGTCGTCGTTGTACGGCACCGTCAGCGTGAAATCATCTACCCGTTGCGGCGTTAGCATTCGCGATGATGGTCGACCGTCCTGAAACTGTATCCAGCAGCGAGGATTCGCGTAGCTCCAGTCCAGTGGCTCCGTGACGTGCAGCGTGATTTCCTGGAAGTCGTAAATCATCGCGTCAATCAGGCAACTTTGGGTTTTCCCGGTTGGAATGTCGTCGGACAAAATGATGTGATCACCGAAGTCATGACACCACCCCAGCATCGAAGTCGTAGCCGTATACGTTCGGCGTTGGTGGAGATATTTCATTAACCTACGCATCCCGATACGCCAGGCGCGATCTGCAGTCATGGCAACATCAATGGTGTATGCCTCCGTTTTGCGCGGAAAAGGATTTTCCGGCGTCCGGCACTGTACGGTTTCCTCCGCCCAGGTCACAGGGTTGATATATTTCACATCCACGCCATCAAAATCATCCTCCGACGGGACCCTGAATGACGTCTGCATTTCCTCGACGGTATCCTGAGGAGTAATGATTCCGGTCCAGCTTTTGACGCCCTCTCTCCCGACAGAAAGCAACCCGTCAGACAGCAGAAAATACCCCATGCCAGCCTCGGCTATTTTGTCTAAAATATCCTTTGCTGACGTGCTGTCACTGCTTGCCTGGTGATCAAAATATTCTCCCCTTGGCGTCCAGTAGGTCGCCTCCAGCGTACTGAGCGCCGCAATGTCGATCTGGTCGTCGCGATATCCCAGACTGCGGGCAAGATGCAGGAACGCACCGCTGATTGTCCTGTCACCACCGCCATCATAATTCCGCGTGGCGACAACACTCACACGCTTGTCTGACTGCGCCGCCAGCTGGCCGCCGGTTTCAACCGTGATCCCTATTGTTGATATCCCAGCGTAGGCGGTCGGACGGGAAAGCAAACGACCTCTGAGCGCCTGCCAGAACATGCTGTCTCTCGCGTTGTTGCTCCCCTGCTCGTTACGGCGGCGGCATCGAACCTCCACCAGCCCGGGAGAGGACAGATCAAAACGCTCTGTAAAACCGAGGCCATTAATGTTTTTAAGCGCGTAAACCCCTGGCTTACTCGTCCACCCTGATCCGGAACCATAAACGCGATACTGGATTTCATACTCGACATGGCGGACCCGCTTATTCCCGTTGTTCTGGAACCCGCAAATTCCGTTTGGGAAAGCAAAGTTGACCTCGAAGGCGTCCACAACTTCATTTTGCGGGCAGGCAAGAAAGGGGCCTAGCCAGGTTTCATTATCGTTAATACCAGACGCGGCAAAATCCACGACGGTACGGGTCATAAAGCCTGACCAGGTGCTGTCGATGACACCGTTAACCACACGCTGTACGGTCGCAGAGGGGCCATCAGTAGACGCTATCTGGTATTCGTTGCCACGGTGCGCCAGGGAAATCCGCTGGGTTCCTTCCGGCAATCCGGAAAAGGCAGTGCCAGAATCGTATGCCAGCGTGACGCTGGCTGTTACCGCAGGGCTTCCGCCGCTGGAGGCTGCACCAGCAGTAAATACCGGGCTGTCACCAAATACTGATGCAGGCAGAAATGATGACGCAATGGAACCGCCACGCCAGGGGCTGGAGATCTCCACGATACGTATTACGCCACCATCATCCTGAGCAATCAGCCCTGAACCATTCAACCCGCCATTAATCGCTGCGAGCAAGCCAAACATTGTGCCGTAGTTGGCGACCAGAGATATGGTATAGGTGATACCCTGCCAGGTCAGAGCAAAGGTCTGGCTGGTTGTCGTAAAGTCATACGTTGACGGCGACGCACTGGCGCGTAATACCGCAGTCGCTCCACCGGCTCCCGGAATGGCGTCCTGGTGCGGGGTATACGTGGCGATCTGGAGATCATAGTCAGTACCGTTAAACGTTAGGGTGACAGGCATTCCGCTGAATGGCGCAATCTCTGACACGACGTCGCCTGTCAGCACGTTAAAACCGCCCTCGATGGATACCTGATAATTCACTGGCGCTTTCAGGGTGACAATTGCACCGGCGACCCAGCCAGGGGGAAGTTTGTTCTCATCCTCGTCTTCATCATTATCATCATCGACATCGAGGCCAGAAAACGAGACAGAGGCACCGCTGACGGTCATGGCATCAGCAACGATATCACTGGCTTCAGGGGCAGTCTGAGCCATATCGAGGCCGCTTCCGCTCGACGTTCCCCCAACTTCCGTTGAGTTGAACCATATCTCGCTGCGACGATCCCCGGCCACATTATCGCCGGGCCCATAGCTGGTATATGAAAAGCCCTCGCCTAAGGTCAGCGCCGGAGTTTCTCCTACCCGAAAATCTCCACCGGTATAGGAGAAACGCCCATATCCAAGGCAGACAAACATTTCTACCGTCATTCTGGTGGGATCAGCGGGGTCGAATCGCGTTACCGGCTGCACCAGGTAATCCGGGTAAATCCGGTTTCGCCCAAAAGCCTCCCTAACGGGATCGCCAAGCTTCGCTGTATTGGCTTTAGCCGGAGACAGATCCAGCGATGAAGCGTTACTGGATGAAAAACCGCCCAGCTCTGGTTTTGGGGCAAAGAATAATGCATAGGCCGTAGACGCAATGGATACGGCCACCGAAACCCACGCGGCAATTTCAAGACCCGTGCCATAAGGAATGGGATATATCCGCACGTCACTGTCTGGCCGCAACAAACATAACGGCCATTCCGCCGGGGGGACTGCCTGGCCGTTCAGCTCGATCACGACAGGATGAGTTTTATCCTGTGAATAGCTCGGGACATTTCTGCTCATCCACTCATGCAGCGTCAGCACACCATGCTCGTGCGTTTCAATGGGTTCACCCGGTAGCCGGGACGGGTAAAACTTTATCGTCATTGCCAGAACTCCACGCGGTTAAAGCGACGGATAAATCGCGACAGTGGCAGAAACGTAACCCCCGAGCCTGGATTGCATTCCGCGACCTGCAGCTGGTTATCGAGCATCACAACGATCCCGACATGGGAAACTGTTGAGCCCGAATAGCAAGCCACTCCGACACCTTCACAGGGTTCACAACGTTTCAGCGAAAGCATCAGCTTTCTCGCTTCCCGGTCGAGGCCCCCGCCGTCTTTGGTCACACCTGCAAAATCCGGCCATTCAGGTAGCCCCAGGTCGCTGCGTATTTCATTCACAATGCCGAAGCAGTCGAGTAGCGGGTAGGCTCTACCGCCCTTCTGCCATTTAACAGAACGGTATTTATCAGGATTAAACATATTTGCCTCAGGTTAGTAACGTAAGCCCGGATGCTCGGCGAGGTTGTAACGTTTACGGGGCCAGGCTGTTTTGAGGACATTCATATAGCCTGCCGTGACCTGAACTGCTGTCGGGGTCCAGGAGCCGGATTTAATATCGAGCGTATACGGTGATGATGCCGGAGCAGACAGATCGGATGAAATGTACCGCCGGAATGTCAGCGTGGCTGATTTCATTTCATCCAGAATTTTATCGATCGCCTCTGAAACCCGTCCGTCAATATTGCTGATAGCAAACTTTAAATCCTGTGTCCCATCGGCGTTCCTGGCAGGTAAGGCGATATCTATCGCGCTGGCATCAAACGTCACCGGCTGACCATTTTCCAGCGTCACTGAAACGTCATCCCAGCCACTGGTTAGCCAGTAGTTATCATCGCCTGCTGATATCTGCAGCGTATCGTGAATAACCTCCGATCCGCTGCTGGCATATAGTCGCTCAAGAATTGTCATGCTTCGGCCACTCTCTGTTTAGCGCAATATCCAGTAACGACTGGCCAGCCAGCCATTCCGGGTAATTCCCCCAGCCAGAAGGCGGTAAAGGGCGTTCCCATAATTCCAGCGTTGCGCTGTACTGCCAGTATTTTGGCGCGACCAGCGTCGGTCCCTCGTAAATATCCACGAACCTGGCTTTATAGGGCTTTACCCCTATTGGGGTTTGGAGTTTCAGATAGAACCAGGACTGGCCATCTTTAAGCGCATCCCTGAAAAACGCCTCAAACACCTGCGCCAGAGCATCAGTTTTAAAAATCCATTTAACCGATGCCTGGGTGGGTGTTGAGGTATATCGCCTTCGTTGTTGAGCGCGACCGGACGTCATCTCCGTTCGCAGTAAAGGTGATATGGGCTTAAACCCGTACCCGTCCATAAGCGGCATGGGCAGGTATTCATCCGGGTAGAAAATATCTGCCATGAATATTCCCTCCGGGCAGGTTATCGTGGTTTTTTGGGCTGAAGGTTGGAGTAAAGTGCTCTGCCGAAGGCATTTTGAGGATTGTTTACGTCGCTCGTCAGTTCAGATTTTATCTGTTTAGCCAGGCGGCGGCCGTGGGCATCCAATGTCTGCATCATCACATCATCCGGTTTACCAGTGAGGTGGTAATTGACGTTGATGTCACCAGTTGAAAGAAGTTGTCTTTCCTGCTGCTGCCTCGCTGCGTTCTGTACCGCCGGTGATTCCCGCCCTACAGCTTTAACCCCCAGCGAGCCATCAGCGCCACGGGTAAGTGGCATGATGGCTTCCGGACCGGCCTCGCCGAACACACCCGCCCCTTTCGCAAACGCAAAATATTGCGGGGTGCTGTACACGCCGTTGCTGTAGGCAGAAAGTGACGGAGAATCGTAAACGCCTCCGAGAGCGTTAAATGAAAAATTAGCTCCCGCGCTTTGAATAGCACTCCCAACACTTGCCCCACCGCTAGCTCCGCCAAAAAGACTACCGAACAATCCACCAGCCCCACCGCCAAATGAAGCCATAATCGCTTTGGTGATCAACGCCTGTGTTGCCATCTGGATGAGTGTCTTAATCACCGTTTCTCCCAGGGAAGAGAAAATATTCGACATCCCATCTTTAAACGAAGCGGCGCCCGTCAGGACGCTGGTCAGGTTGTTGGAAATAGAGTTAGTGGTGGCATCCAGAATTTCGCTGGTTGCAGTGGCAGCCATTGAACTCAGATCAGAAGCCTGATCGGCATAATTCATCAGGGAATCGCTGATCCCGGCCCACCAGTCTGACTGCTGTTCATCGGTTTTTTTGTAATACTCCTCCTGAATATCCAGGCGTTCGGCAAGCGCTGTTTTAAGCGCTTCCGTTTGCTTTTTATACAGGTCTTCGGAAATCTGCCCACGACTGAAATCTCGCTGTAAATCACGCTGCTGCCTCAGAAAATCAGCGCGAATATCCGCCATTTCCTTCATTCGATCACGGGCTTTATCCCCGTATCCCGCGCCGATGAAATCGATATTCCCCCTTTCCCGGGCGGCAGCATTACTGTCGGCCAGACCTTCGCGGAATGTTTTTAACTGTTCAGCGATATTTTTCTGATCAATAAGCGCAGCATTGTGCAGCAATGTTTCCTTTTTGGATTTTTCAAGCGAAGATAATTCCCCCTGAGTAACCTGATATTTCATCTTTGCCAGTTCAGTGTTTTGGCTGGAAAGAGCAATTTGCTCCCGTTGCTGTTTAATCAGCCGGGTATAGGTATCTTCGGTTTTCTCCGCCTCGGTTTTCCCATGCCTTCCTTTTGGCTTGGGTTTATTTTCCTGGTTGTTTCTCCATTCATTCAGGCCGTTATTAATCAACTCCTGCCGTCCGGTCTGAAACTGTGGGTCGTTAGTTAACCCCAGGTCATCCGCAGCATAACCCAGTCGTGCGCGCTCCTTGTCCTCACCTTTGAGTTTTGAAAGCGCCAGATCACGACGGCTTTTTTCAAGTGCAGCCGTTTGCTGGGTTGTCAGGTCTACCTGTGGTAAGCGTACTGGTGCGTTTACCAGCCCCTGTCGGGCCATGAGAAGATTATTTCCGAGACCCAGCAAACGGTTAAATTCAGTATGCTCACCGTTCATCATTAATAACGATTGATATGCTGAATTCTGTTCTGCAGCCTGCTGCCGGATTAATGCTATTCGCCTGTTCTCTATCCCTTCCAGTACCGACTGGATCGACTCAGACTTAGCCTGCATCTGAGCTAACCTCTCCTGTTCAACGGCCAGAGCGGAAGTCGCTTCTTCCAGACCACGGGTGACCGTTTCGACCGAAGTCAGGTGGTTTATCATGAAACCGCCACTGGTTGTTGGTCCGGGGTTAGACAGGACATACTGATAGCCAGCGATCTCTTCCTTCAGGCTTTTTACTTTAGATGCCTGGGCATCAACAAGACGGTTTTGCTCCTCCAGCGCCTGACGGGTTTTGGTCTCATTATCAGAAACTTCGGGCAGGGACATTGATTTTGTCTTTTCACGGACAGCATCAATGGTGTTTGCATATTCCTGAGCGGATAATCTGGCCTGCTCCTGATTCTGGTACATCGTGTACCAGGCACCGGCACCAAGCAAAACCAGCCCAGGAATACCGCCAACGAGGCCTAATGCTCCCCCCATGAGCCGGGAACCTACAGCAGTAACCGAGTTCAGTGCAGTCTGAGCGGATACTCTGGCCTGAATATTACGGTTAAGTGACTCCTGCGCCAGTGAGAGCCGTTTTTCTGCGGCGGCCTGCGCGTCTGTACCCCGCGCCGCTGCCAGTGCCTGCTGGGCACGATAAACTGCAGCACGCGCACGAGCTGTCGAAACCTGCGTCCCTCTGACCTGGGCTTCAGCTAAAGCTACTTCGCTTTTTGCGGCGTTAATAATCCCAGCCGTTGCAGAGCTGGCACCAAGAGCCATATTTCCCAAATATCGGGCAGCACCAACGGCAACAAGCGCTCCGGCAGCAGTTGCGACCTGATCAATATTGTTGGCTACGCCATCAAGTAATCCGGTCAGGGTATTTGTCGCGCCACTCGCTTCATTAGCTCCACCGACCCATTGCATAAAAGCGTTTTCAACTTTTGTTGCCGACGATGAAACGGTCTGCGGCAACTCACCATATTCATTCCGGAGCTTACCAAGCTGGCTGATGAGGGCCGGAACTACTTTATCAATGGTTAACTGCCCCTGATCCGCCATAGATTTAAGGTCTTTACGCGCAACCCCCATCCCTGCCGCAAGCGCCCGTATAACCCTGTCGCCGCTCTCGTTGACGGCATTGAATTCTTCGCCTCTCAGCACGCCCTGCGCCAGAGCCTGGCTAAACTGAGTGATGACCGAACTGGACTCCTGAGCATTCGCGCCAGAAAGTTTTAAACCAGTAGAAATAGCCTCAGTAATATCCAGGACCTGGCTGGAGCTGTAACCATATTCCCGCATTGAGGCTGCTGAACGGGAAAATAAATTAGCGTTGTCAGAAAAAGATGTGCCCGTTTTCTGGCTGATATCCATCAGCTGTTTTTGAGAGCTGGTAAAATCATCAGTTGATTGAGATGCCTGTTTTAGCCGGGCGTTTACTGAATTCCATTCATCAGCCAGGGATATTAAATGTCCCGTAGCAAAAGCACCAGCAAATGCCCCGGTTAATCCCAGTGCGGTAGCCTTTGCTGACTCCATCTGGTCAGTAAGCTCAGCAACAGAACGGCGAGTTTCCCGAACTGAAGCCGCAGCCTGCCTGCCGCCATTCTGCATTGTTTTATAATAATCAGCCCCCATACGTGACGCGCGGGCTATCTCGGTCTGAAATGACTGAGAGTTAGCAGAAACTTTAATGATAAGTTCACGCAGGGTTGCCATTTCATTTCCTCAGAAACAAAAAACCCCACATTGTGGGGCTTTTTTACGATTTCAATATTATTAAATTAAACCAGCTTTTTTCCTTGCTTCATCCAGATAATCTTTTTCTGGTTCCTCTTTTTTATGAGCAAGTGCAATCAGAAGATCAATTTGAGCACTTTGCTTTTCCGAAATTTCTTTAAGCATAGCGATCTGATCATTAGCTCTTACGCTTCCTCTGTTCAGGAAATACCAGATAACAAGATCAATAAGGCGAGCAAAAACAAATAATAATATCCAGCCAGTAGTAGTCATTTAAAGCACTCCGTGTGTCAAAAAAACAACATAGCACTCGTATGAGACGACAATAACTCAGTCCGGTTAGCGCTGATTATTCTGGCCGATTTTGTAATCTGAGCACCATGTTCATGATCCCACAGGAAATGGCGTGACGCTCAATACTCATCAGGTCAGTTATTACATGACTCAGCGTAAAAAAGGTGTAACCCAGCATATCTCGGCCATGAAGGCCGGTATCTCTGTTCGCTCAGGTCGCAGGATCGAAAAAGATCAGTGGTCTAAAACCGGTAATCGTCACTGGCGGACACGTAAAGATCCGCTTGAGGCCGTCTGGGACAGCGAGCTTGTTCCCCTGTTGAAGGAAAGACCTGCTCTGATGCCCACGACCCTGCTGGAAATGCTGCAGGATAAATATCCCGGTCAGTACCCCAGCAGCCTTCGCAGGACGATGCAGCGGCGGGTGCGCGAGTGGAAGCTGCAGTATGGTGCCGAGCAGGAAGTGATGTTCCGGCAACTTCATCAGCCTGGCCTGCGCGGCCTGTCGGACTTTACCGAGCTGAAAGGTGTAGTTGTCACCATCGGTGGCAAGTTATTGACGCATAAGCTGTATCACTTCCGCCTGGAGTGGAGCCACTGGAGCTGGATGCGGGTTGTACTGGGTGGTGAGAGCTTCTCTGCCTTGGCTGAAGGCCTGCAGGAAGCCCTCGGGCAACTGGGTGGCGTACCAACAGAGCATAAAACGGACAGCCTGCGGGCAGCATGGAAACACCAGGGTGAAGACGGTCGCCGCGAGCTGACTGAGCGCTATGCTGCCCTCTGCCAGCACTACGGTATGCAGGGCGTGCACAATAACGCCGGTCGTGGCCACGAAAATGGTTCAGTTGAAAGCGCCCACGGGCATCTGAAAAGACGGATCCGCCAGGCGCTGATGCTTAGGGGCAGTAACGACTTCAGCACCGTGGAAGAATACCAGGCCTTCATCACTCAGCAGGTCATGCGCCACAACCGCAACAACCAGGATCTGGTGAAAGAAGAGCGCCCCCATCTGAAACCACTGCCGCTGCGTCGCAGCGCCGACTATGACGAACTGACGGTGAGGGTCAGTAGCAGCAGTACCATCAACGTCAGGCACGTCGTCTACAGCGTCCCTTCCAGACTTGTCGGTCAGCTGTTACGCGTCCGCTTGTGGGATGATCGCCTGAGCTGTTACGTGGGTAGCAGTGAAGTGATGAGCTGCGCCCGCGTCAGGCCAGAAAAAGGGAAAACCCGGGCCAGGTGCATCGACTTCCGGCATGTGATCGACAGTCTGGCGAAAAAGCCTGGTGCGTTCTGCCATGCCACGCTGAGAAATGACATCCTGCCGGACGATGAATGGCGAAAACTGTGGCGTCGCCTGTGCAATCATCTGGAGCCAGAGATGGCTGGTCGCCTGATGGTACACGCCCTGAAACTGGCGGCGGGCTATGACGATATCTCGATCGTGGCACGGGGGATGGAACAGATGCTGAATACCCCGGGTGAGCTGGATCTGCACCGCCTGATGCGGTTCCTGGGGATAAAGGAAAAGGAGCTGCCGACAGTCAGTGTGGTTCAGCACAACCTGAGTAGTTATGAACAGCTGTTGCGCGGCAAAGGAGGTCTGCAGTGAGCAATATCCACCACCTTGAGCGTAGTCTGCGCAAACTGCGTCTGACCCGCGTCAGCGCTGAATGGCATGCGCTGGAGAAACGGGCTCTGGCAGAGGGCTGGACCCCGTCACGCTATCTGCTGACGCTGTGCAATGAAGAACTCCTGTGGCGCGAGAGCGAAAAACTGCGCCGCTATAAAAAGGAAGCCCGGTTGCCGGTGGCGAAAACGCTGGGTGAGTATGACTTCAGCCAGGTGCCGGAACTGAATAACGCTCAGTTCCGGCAGCTCTGCGAAACGACAGACTGGGTTGATGCCGGAGAAAATGTCCTGTTGTTCGGTGCCAGCGGCCTGGGGAAAAGCCATCTGGCGGCAGCGATCGTGGATGGCGTTGTAGGACTGGGCTACCGGGCCCGGTTCTACAGTGCCGGAGAGCTGCTGCAGGAGCTGCGAAAAGCGCGGACACAACTGAAACTGAACGAGCTTCTGCTGAAACTGGATCGCTACCGGGTGATAGTGATAGACGACCTCGGGTATGTCAAACGCGACAACGCGGAAACGGGTGTGCTGTTCGAGCTGATCGCCCATCGTTATGAGCGCGGCAGTCTGGTCATAACCAGCAATCATCCGTTCAGCACGTGGGGCAGCATCTTCGTGGATGAAACGATGGCGGTGGCGGCAGCGGACAGGCTGATCCATCACGGATATATGTTCGAGCTAAAAGGAGAAAGTTACCGGAAGAAGACATCGAAGGCAGTAACCAGCGTGGCTTAAAACCTCGCTCAATGGATGCGGCCAGAGTAGTTGGCGCCAGTCGGCAAAACTAGTTGACGTCTAATACACTCGTTATTAGTGGCATCCACACGAATTATTACTGGCTATGCTGACGCAGCCAGCAGCGCCGCTTCCAGCCCTGCAAAGGGATCGCCGCCGTCGTTTACCTCATCCTCTGCTGCGATCCACTGAAGCTGAGCCTCTTCAATGGTGACTTTACCGCCCTGCGCTCCGTAAACCGCAGATACCAGCTGAGCATTGAGAATATCGCCGCGAATATCGCCGATTGGGCTGATACGGTCGTATTCAGCCCACATCCTGAATTCGCCGACCGTCATGGTTTGTCGCAGTTCGCCCAGCGTGCGGCCCATCCGGAGCGCCAGCGCCATCAGGAACTGCATACCAGGCATTTTTACTTTGCTTTAGCATCATCCGCGTCACGAATGAGATCAAGTGCCTGCTTCAACAGCCGGGAATGCACAGGGCCATAGATCGCTTCAACCTGTTCGGTGTCATCGACAGTAAAGACGGGCTGCAGGTCGGTATCCAGCAAAATATCGATGAAAAGCGTGACATCAGCCCGCATCGTGCGGAAGGCTCGTTCTGAAGGGGTCAGTTCCGGTGCCTCCTGGGGATCCTGCCCTTCCAGTGGTTTGGGTGGTTCAGGGCTGGCAATGCCCTGCCAGCGAATCCAGGCTTCTGCTGATGGCTCACGAATGATGACTTTGGCGTTATCCCACTCCGGAACGGTGACTTCTTTTTTACGAAAGCCCGCCATCGGGGCCAGTGCCAGTGCTTTAAGACTCAGTTTTGACATTAAGTTTATCGCCGGTTTCCCGGCGCTCCATTAACTGATGGTGACGGTGAGATCAGCAGAGGTGATAACGGTGCCATCGGCATCGGTAACCACGCAGGAATAAACCCCGGCATCACCGGATACAGCGCTGGCTTTCGTAAACGTTGCGCTGGTCTGGCCGCTGACCGTCGAGGCACCCTTTTTCCAGACGTAGGTATAAGGTGCCGTACCACCCTGGACGACCACGCCCATAGTCAGGGCGCTTCCTGCCGCGACCGTTTGGGACGCCGGAAGGTCAGTAGCAAAAGACAGGACTCCTGGGGCATTAATATTGGTGGGTTTGCCTTTCAGACGTAGCGAGAACGTTGCAGCAACAACACCGTTGGTTTGAGAATCCCAGGTGTGCTGACGTACCTCAGCGCGCATCAGGAATCCATTACCAGACGGGAAAATAACCTTAAATCCATAAACCCCGTCGTTATCGTATGCTGCACGAAGTGCATCCTGCGCCGGATTGCGGTAGAAGTTACCGGAAAGTGACATTTCAGACGGAGCAGGAAGACCGTTGATATTTTCCGTTTCATCCGAACAGAGCGTTGTCACGTCAATATCGTTTTTCTGACCAGCGGTAAAGCTTGCCTGTTTGATAGTGCAACTCAGGTTTAACCAGGTTGCGGTATCCAGCTCTGCCGCGGTGACCGGCACAGAGGTAATCATTACTACCGTTTTTTGGGCACGTTCAAATAGCGCTGACATCGCAGCCTCCATAAATGAAAAAACCGCCAGCGGCGGTCGGATTGGATTGGTTTTTGTCAGGCAATAACCGTTATTTCGAGGGTTGCCCGATGAAGATGGGTTGTCGTGTCGTAGCCAGGAATTTTTGTCACCTCGACAGGTGAAAGCACCTGCAGGCGAGCCAGGGCGTCCAGGCGTAACGCCCGGGCTTCGTCATTCGTTTCAGCCCATACATCAACCTGAATGCGCAGTGTCGACTCTGCCTGGCCGCAGAAAACATCCCCGGAAACATCAGTCGGTATCGAGAAAATGATGTAAGGCGCTGGAACATCTGGAAGTCCGTCGCTGCCCAGCGATACCACATACGGATAAACACGCCCTTCTGCCAGCGGCGACAGCAGGTCATAGAGATCATCTTCTGTCATTTAGCCAGCACCTCATCGATAGCTTGATTCATCCGCTGCATCGCCACCTGCGCAGCCTCTTCCATGCGGGTATCAAAGGCAGGACGAACAAACGGATGTGCTGGCGCCGTAGCTGTCCCCAGCTCCACGAAGCGCCAGTAAAACGCATTCCGCTTGTTGCTGGCCTTCATTGTATTGTCGCTGTTCCCCGTTCGCGGGTTAACGCCACGAATATGCACCCCAGATGAAATTTCACCGCGACGGCGACTTTTCTGGGTGACGACAACAACGTTTTTCTTCAGTTTTCCGGATTTCTCAGGAGCGCGTTCAATCACCTCCTCGCGGAGCAATTCGGCACCAGCACGGGTCGACTCCCGGAGAACTTTATTATTTTCAGCTTTGCTGAGGGTTTGCAGGTCTCGGGCGATATCCTGCAGCCCGGAAAAATCCAGATTCACATCAATCATTTTTCGGTCCCCTGTTTGCAGAGAATTTCCAGCCGGGTACCTTTGATATCAGGAACCGGAGGCCCGGTAACGTTAAGAACTGCGCCTTTAAACGGGCCGGTCCGTACCTTCAATCGGGATGTGGCTGAAATATCCCTGCGAAAGCGCACCCAGACTCGGATTGTCGCATCAGCATGCTCTACGCCAGCGGCTAACAGCTCACGACCGCTTATCCCCTTAACCTCGGCCCAGATGGTTTTCCCATCTTCCCACTTTTCAACCGGCTGGCCGGAAGGCGTTCTGGAGGTTGTGAAGTTCTGAATGGTGACCCTGTGCCGTAATCGTCCTGCCTGCATAATTCCCCCGCTTAAATACCATAAATTTTGTAAGGCTGGAGAAGTGCCTCGACAGTAAACGGAATATCTGTAGCAGCCTGACCGACAGAGACCGTTTCACGGTTTTCGTACCAGTGACCGATAAGCAGAAGCATCGCTGCTTTCACATCATCGCCAGGGAGAATTGAATCAAGATCATCTGCATACCCCTCGCTGGTTTCGGACTCATACATTTTGCGACGAGTCCATGTTTCGACGTAACGAGAAGCAGCTCCGATGTAGAGGGTCAATATTGAGTCGTCATCGGTAAAATCAGGCTCAATGCGACAGTGCTCTTTAACCACTTCAAGTTTTAACATTATTTTTTAGCCTTCTTCTCTGGCACGGTTTCCGGCTGTTCCGGCTGTTCCGGCTGTTCCGGCTGTTCCGGCTGTTCCGGCTGTTCCGGCTGTTCCGGCTGTTCCGGCTGCGCAGAATTATCAACATCGACCAGCCGTGCATAGCCCTTTTTGACCAGTTCGCGACCGTGCTGCTCCTGCGTCTCCAGTAACTCCCCCTCAGACACAACTACACCGCCGAAGTAAATTGGTTTAACCGCGATAAGCTTCATGGTATTCCCTCAAATATTGCGGCCCGAAGGCCGCACAAGATATTACTGACCGCCAGACGCAGGAACTGTGAATGAGCCATAAACAAAGGCTTCAGGACGTTTAACGGCCAGCGCCAGGCGCTCTTCGCAACGGATTGTGATCATGTTTTTCTCGAAGTCGTCGGCGTTCTCAGTAGAGATGACAACGTTCGTTTCTTCACGGTCAAAAATCTGCGCACCGGCACTAAATGCCCCGGTCAGGAATTTACCCTGGAATGCCGTAGCTTCTGTCGCAACGACCGGAAGGCCCCAAAGAGTCGGCCCCGTCAGAGCTGCAGGGTTTGCCAGGATGTAGCGGCCCAGCGTGTCTTTGGTCAACTCAATTTTCGCCCAGTCAATGAAGTGCAGGACGTGTCCGGATGCCGGGAAGCGGGCAAGCTGAGCCTGCAACATCGCGAGACGCAGATCGTCAATACCGTTCTGATTCTCAACCTGAAACGCTGCCGCAAATGCTGAAGCCTGCGGAATGATGCCTTCCAGATGAGCGCCAGTACCATCGCCGAACAGAATTTCCTGCTCTTCGACATACTTCAGGCCGAAGCGCATTTCAGCATCGACCTGAGACTGCAGTTGCGAAAAGTCATCGAGGATCTGTTTGGATGCCTTGAAAAGATGCGCAATGGTTCGAACTGGCGTGATTTTTTCTGCAAACTCAATATTGCTGTACGGTTTGGTCGTATTTTCTGCGACCGCCGCTGCGTTATTGGTAAAGCCAGTTTGCTGCACCCAGTAAATGGTGTTTGATGCCGTTGTACCTGGCGCGATCAGATCGCGGATAAACAGACGCTGCTTAGGCGCGGTATCAATGCCCGGCAGGCGGTCAGGAGCAACAATATTGCCGGGGACATTGGCGGTGAGTAGCGCTGCCTTCACCGGAATTGAAATCCGCTGGCTGGCCGCGACGCTGGCAGCAAAGGTTTTCAGCGCTTCAGCAGAAATAACCTGCTGACCTACAGATTCCACAACTTGCTTTGCATTTGCCAGCGGCATCTGCGCAACATGCTGCTCCAGTTCACCCAGCGCGGCTTTAAGAGTTTTTTCGGCTTCTTTCAGTGCGTTGAGCTCAGATGCCATTTTATCCACGGTATCTTTGGTTTCCGCCGACAATTTGCCGTTCTTCTTAGCCTCAGTCAGTGCCTCTTCCGCTTTGGCGTTAAATTTTCCAGTTGCTTCTTCAATGGAGGCGGTGACTTTTTTCAGAATCTCGTTTACATCAGACATAAATGGTCCTTATTTGACTAACGCCGCAAGAGCGCTTTCAAGTGAATTGAGGGTTTCAGATTTGATTTCTTCGGTAGCGCCCGGCTTACCATCGGGATCGGTAACAGCGCCCGGCGTGTTACCTGTTAATGCTTTGATTAATTTCCGGCGCTCGGACCGGGGGGTATTTGTTTTCGCCAGCAGTGCATCAAGTTTGCGAAGCGCAGCTGCAGGTGATTCGTCGCCGTCGCTGACCGCATCAGCTGAAAGCAAACTGTCTGCCAGTCCCTTCGCCACAGCATCGCTGCCACCGATATAACTTTCGGTATCCATTAGTTTCTGAACGGCGGCAATATCAAGGCCGGATCGCGCCGCATAAATATCAGCCATTGCGGTATCGAATGGCTCCAGTGACTGCGCCAGTTCAGCGAAGTCATGGCGGTTTCCCATCGCGTACACCCAGCAATTGTGGATCATCAGAAAGGCACCGCGGCCAATCTGAATATCATCCCCGGCCATCGCAATTATTGAGGCGGCACTGGCGGCAATGCCCAGCACCTTCACCGTTACACGGCCTTCGTATTCGCGGAGGAGGTTATAAATAGCCAGCCCTTCGAACATGTCGCCGCCCGGCGAGTTGATGTTTACCGTCACATCTGCACCGTTCATTGAACGTAGTGCGCCGGAGATGCGTTTTGCCGTGACCCCCTCATCCCAGTAATCACGTCCAACAACATCAAAAATAGAAATAGAGTTGTCATTATCGGATGCAGCCCTGATCCCACCATTCCAGCGCTCAAGCGCTGAGGGCTGGGGCTCACTGGTAACACCCGCGCACGGGCGCCCCGCCGGAGCAACCGGAAGTTGTCTAATTGTCATGGGCATTGGCTCCTAAGCAGCCTGTTTAAGTGGCGATTGCTCGAAAGGAATATCAGGGAATACGTGGTTATGAAGTTCTCTTACAGCCAGCGCCTGAACCGCCGGGTTGCTGTTTTCAAGATTCTTCAACTGAGTCAGGTTGAGCTGAACTGTATAAATATCCCCGCCTTCAATTGGTGGCATATTTTCCAGCCTTCGCACATCGTTGCGCGACATCCAGCCATTCTGCAGGGCGCTGGTATAGTACGCGGCACGTCCTGCACTATCGGCTCGCAGAAGCCCCTCAACAGAGAACTCAGCAAACAAATCCTCATCACTGTTCAGAAGGCAACGCGAGATTTCCTGCTCAATATTGACTAACAGAGGGCGCAGAGTATGGGTCAGGAACAGCATGTTCATCCCCTCCAGACTCGACGCCCAGCTTGATTGTTTTGTCGTATGGCCGACCATGAATGGCGGCACGCGAAACCAGCGGCATATTTCCTCAATGCTGAAGGAGCGGCTTTCAAGCAACTGCGCGGCTTCCGGGTTCATGGTGACATTCTGGTATGTCAGCTCATTTTCCAGAACCATCAATTTCCCGGCATTTTTAGAGCCAATAAAGTTCTGGAGGGCCTTGCGAAGCCTTTCTCTCTGCCCTTCGTTTAGCGCAGTTTTCGAAGAAAGAAAGCCAGTACTTTGCAGGCCATTCTCGAATATTTTCGCGGCTGCTTCATCTACCGCCATAGCCGCGCCGAAAACGTCAACCCCGGCCATTGTAGGCATCATCCCGCACACACCATCAAGACCAAACCCACGAATGTGCATCATCCTGTCTAAAGGAATGATCCGCGGAACGCCATTTTCCGTGTAGGTGTACTGTAATTTTCCACTATCGAGTCGCTTTACAACCATTTTCTGAGGAAGAAGCGGAACCATTGATACCAACTTGTTACCAATGAAAAACTTTTCGACAAAAGCATTACCACGCAGACAAATGCTGGCCACAATCATCAGCATGAAACGGGAAGGTGTCATTTCCGGGTTAGGGCGCCTGCATAATATCTGGTATGCAAGATTATTCTGAGCCAGTTTTCTAGATCCATCTGACTGTCTCTCGTAAATTTTTAGCGGAAGCGTGGATACCGACTCACTCAAGAGCCTCACGCACGCCCAGACGGTAGAAAGCCTGATAATTTTGTCAGCGGTGACAACTTTTCCGCTACTGCTGGTCCCGAACCACTCCTGCCAGAATTCACCGGTAGTCAGGCCAATGGGAACACCAAGCCAGTTTAAAAGGGCGCTCTTAACGCGCCCTGGTTGCTGTTTATTCTTAGCCATCAGATACCCACTATGATCGGTTCGTCAAAAAAGCCCTCAATATCACCATCATCAGGCTCGTAACCTTCCGCAGCACCAATTGCCATCGCCGACGCAACCACACCATCTATTCGACCAGTACTCTTTTTCTTGGCGAATATGCGGTTTTCTTTTTGGTCGGCTTCGGTTACGGCGGAAGCAGCGTTCCATCGGAGGCAGGGGTTAGTTTTAATAATGATTACGCCATCATCCAGCATCTGTTCAAAGAGTTCGATGGAATGAGGCATCCACAGTCCTGAATCCTGCGCCTTGTAGTATCCCTGCCCGTGAGGAATAAGCGGTACTGATACAGAAGCGTTTTCCAGTTCCGGTTCAAGATATTTGATGCGGTACTGGTCGAAGGCGATCGCCTTGATATCGAACAACATGGAAAGATCAGCAATGCGCTCGGCAACAAAGCCATATTTCACCGCCTTTCCGGGAGTGGTATGAATATGGCCTCCCCGTTCCCATGCGTCATAAGGTACGCGGTCTGTTTTCGCTCTATCCAGCAAAGTATCTTTTGGTGTCCAGAACTCCACCAGCAGCTTTCTTTTTTTAGGGAAAAAGAGCGCCAGAGACGTAAGGTCTCGAGTTCCTGAAAGGTCCAGGCCGCCATAACATTCTTCTCCCTGCAACTCCTGCAGGTCAAAGTCCTCTTCGCACCCCATCCACACATCGCTACTCATCCAGGGGTTATCGGCATCCACCCACTGACAGAAGTTTAACCGCCGAACAATGCTTTCCTTCGACGGCATCCCCCGGGCCTGAGTAACCTGCTCACGCAGGTAGCGATCGGTAAAAGTATGACCAAGAGAGGGGTTTGCTTTTTTCCAGCAGGACTCGTCCTTGAATGGGTCTTCTCCTTCGTCCAGGGAGCAAATGAAAGAAAAGAAACTGTCGTCCTCAATCGAGCCTTCGGCAACTTTCCGCCCATACTCGTGATAGTCGTAGCAGACGCTGGTTTTGTCGTGGCCGCTGTTAGTGATCATAAAAATCAACGCCTGGCGACGACCTTTCGTCCCGGCGCGCATCATTTCCACAACCTGGTTGTTTTTGTGCTCGTGAATTTCGTCAATCAGAGCACAGTGTGGGCGTGGCCCTGACTGCCCATCATCCGAACTTATAGGCCGGAAAAATGAGCCGGTCTGAAGAAACGCAAGGTTCCACTCTTTCCCGGCGCCGCCTGATTTATTTATTCGCTGTGCTAACGCAGGGGACTGATCCACCATCGCGACAGCATCACGAAAAAGGATCATGGCCTGGTCTTTTTTCGTCGCCGCTGCGTAGACTTCTGCGCGAGGTTCTTTATCGGCAACCAGACAGTAAAGAGCAATGCCCGCTGCAAGTGGGGATTTGCCAGAGCCTTTGCCTGACTCGACGTAAGCCATGCGGTACCGGCGATAGTCGTCTGAGTTTTTCCAGCCGAATATCGAACCTACAATAAAGCACTGCCACGGCAGCAGGTTAAAGGGTTTACCTTCATGCTCACCGCCGTTGAGCTTCAGTACTTTGGCAAAAAAGTCGATAGCACGCTGCGCCGCTGCAACATCCCATACCAACCCGCGAGCATGGCAGGATTCCAAATCTTTGAGATGTCGTTTACAGGAGTTTCTGATATCAGGCCCGGCGATTTCTTTTCCGGAGTCTACATCCCGTGCATATTGCGTGGCGGGATCAACCGAAGAACTGGTTGAGCGGGTCTTCTTCTTTTTCTCCACCATCTACTTTCACCTTCGTCCTGGCTGCAGGTGTAAGACCGAATTCAACCAGATAACTTTTGAAACGGCGATCAGCGTCGGCCAGCATGGCTACAGCCGGATTTGCCTTAATCAAAAAGCCGCCATCGGTCTGCACCGTATATGTTCGGCCCTCATCGGCGATAGTGAGGCGCAGCTGCAAAATGTCGGCATAAATATCGCAAAGACGCTCCAGCGCCAGCGTATCTGCAACGGTCAGAATCCCCATTCCGTCGAGTAGCATGGTGAGTTTTCCCCAGGCTACTTTTCCCCAGTCAGTGAGGTGCTCTGGAGGGCTTGGGATTTCTCGCGCTGGCGATGGTTCTTTGTCGTTAAGTTTGCGTTTGCCCGGGTTGCCGGTAACCACTTTGAGGTGGGTCGGTTTCGGGCGTCGTCCTGCCATCGGAACCTCCCGGAAAAAAACTTTTCATTTCGCGGTTGTGCACAAAAAGGACTGGCGGCGGTCATTTAGGTTCGAGGTTCTGAACTTTTGACCCGCCCCTCCCCATCAGATGAGAATCGACATCATTTGAATGCTAATGATTTCAAATGGCAATCACTTTTGAGGTGTATTGATAATGGTTATCACTTAAACCAATGAGAAGCCGGGTCCAGTGGCATCCCATTTTCATCGCAGCCGATCACAGTGCCACGCTTCTCCATTCGCTGCTTCGTTGAGTCGTGGTGCTGCTTGCACAGCCCTTGCCAGTTCTTCCGGCTCCAGAAAAGCTTTTGCGCCTTCGCTATTTCCTGGCAGTCACCAGAGCGCAGAGCCTCTTTCAGTTTGTGCGGGATGATGTGGTCAACCACCGTTGCCGCTGTCACCCTGCCTTGCTCCTGGCACATGACGCACAAGGGGTGCGCACGAAGGAAGGTAAGACGCTCACGGTCCCATTTGCTGCCGTATATGCGTGGTTCTTTGGTCATGTAATCGCTCCTTGAGCATTATCACAGGCACTCAGTGAATGCCTGCTGTAATGCCTTAACTGGCCTGCTCAGCCGCGGTATCAAACAGCGCCAGCGCCTCGGTCGATTCCTGAACTGCTTTGATGGTCCGCGCCACCACTTCGGATTCAGTTGTTACGCGGCTGTACTGCTGGATGAACAGCTGATATTTGAGCTGGCTATCCTGAACGAACGCAATAGCCTCTTTTGCTGCTGCTGTGTCGTAGTTCAGGGTGGAAAACAGATTCAGTCGGATCTGTTCTGCTGGTGTGATTTCTGACATGTCTTACCTCTGTGCGATGTGGGGAGCATTATCGAGCCATCTCGTAAGGTGGCTCTGTAATGCCATTCCTCTCTGACGGAGGGGTGCCATCAAATGAAGATCTGTCCTATTGACAAAAAGCACATAGCTAAAATTTGGGTAATGAAAAAACCACATGGTCATTGTATGCTTACTCTGTTTTGATAAGTGGAACATAACTATGAGCATATGGAATTTTTTATCTTTTGATGCAAAGGCCAAAATTATCAATGCATTACCTCTAGCATATGCAAATTTTATTGGCCATCAGCACATCACAGCAAACTCACAAAACGGCGATACAGACTGGCTCGGGCAACCCCTCCCGGTCGAGCTTGCCGAAATTAGTGATTTCAATAAATCGACCGGCGAATTCACCTTCTCTTTTGTCAAGCCTCAAACGAATGGTGGTTCTTTTCATTCATATAGAACAAGGATGTGCATAACCGAAACTCAGGAAGGCTTAGCATTTAGCGCTGCTGGAAGACAGGTTTCTGTTTCCAAAAAACCCACCAAAGAGATGCTTAGCGAGGTCATTGCTCTTGCCGTTGAAAGCGGATTACTTTACAGCCAATAACCTCTGCAACTAACCACCTCATTTGTACTTCCCTTTCCCTCTGCATTATCGAAGCCCCTCAGTGAAGGACTTCTTTAATGCAGGCTCTTATCTCAGCGCAGACCCTTACCGCTTGCCGGATACTCATCTTCGAGCGCCAGCTTTCAGATAATATGACCTACTTCAAGCCAGTCATGATTCTTCGACAGTCGACAGGGGAGTCAAGGTCAGGAGCATTATGGCACTATCCCCGGCAAAGGATACCCATAACTTTATCCCATGCAGGGGATAATCATTTAAGGCACTGCGCGTCGATATAGCCCCGCTACTGATTGAATCGTTGCTTATCGGACTGCCTTATATCACCTTATCGCGGTTACACTCCACCAGCGTAGAATAAAGCTTCGCGTTTAACTCCAGACTAGCCTGCCACGTGAACGGAACCTCTATTCGGAGGATCGATGTGTCTGCAGTAAGGTCTGCGCTTATCTGTGCAACCACAACTGCCTGATGCATATAACGCGCTTATCGTGCACCAGAGAAAGCTCGGTCTTGGCTTAGTGAGTTAGTGAAGTTCACAGGAGTAATATGGTCAAAAGGATGGTATCTCCACCCCAAACAACATATGCATCCTGTGGATGTTACACACCCTCTACAACCAAGCAACTGATTTTTATCAAAAATATACTCTATCGAAATGTTAACGAATTCAATTTGTGCGAATCTTTCCATTTTTAAACATTAACAATTGAAACTTAATTCAGAATAATCCATTCTCAAGTCTGTAAATAAATGTTTAAGGATTAAATTATGGGTATACATCTTGAAGGTTGTGAAATTAGTAATAATGGGATAGGTATCTCTGCCCCTGAATCTGCTAATGTTACCGCAAAAGACACTAAGTTCATTAACAACGGAGTGTCTATTGAAGTCCGAAGCGATGACATCTTAGCCCAGCTTTTACCTTACTTTAGGGAGGGCGTCCCGCACTCTCAACTTATTGAATTAATTAAATTGGTTCAATCCAACCCTACTTTGACTGATGAGCAAAAAACAGAAGCTGTTAAATCAAAGGGGTTGGACTCTTGGCTTGAAGTTGGTGCAAATGCAGCAACCATCGTATCTGCTATTGCTGCATTTTTCATTTAATCTTCATTTAATACTGGATATAAAACCACCTTATGGTGGTTTTTTTTTCGTTCTAATTCCGTCAATTATTTTGTTTATCGTCTACTACACTGCATGCGGATATAGTCCTGAAGGTAGCTCACTTGCCCGGTGATGGTGACGATTCGCTCTCTGAGGGTGAAATAATCCCGTTCAGCGGAGTCAGTAAGTCGGGGACTGGAAGCATCGCCCATGCCGCCGGTGCCGGTCGCTCCGCTCGCGGGGCATCTGGCGTTGAGCTGCAACCGACGCTTGCCAGAAGCAACATCACGTTCAAGCTGATCGATAGTGGCTTTAGCATCTGCCAGTTCTCCGGTGTATTTGGCATCCAGTGCAGCAACATCTCGCTGCCGAGTTGTCATGTCGGTGATGGTCTCGTTCGCAAGGTTTAGCTCTTTAACCTTCTCGTCACGTTGCCTTTTGAACTCAGTCGCGTTGTCGTGGTAGTGCCTAGCCAACCATCCGAGACTGACTATCAGGCAGATCACAATGGCGCTGATAATGGCGGTTAACCGGCTCATTCCTCTATCCCCCAACATGCCAGTGCGCTTTCCTGATCACGGCGCGAAACCTGACCGTAACAATTGTTGGAACGCACGCGGCAATCTTTTCCGCCATCAAAAATCCACCGTCGAATTTCAGCGCAGGCGCCTTTACGGTCACCGGCATTTAGCTTGCGGTAGAAGGTGGAAGGAAAGCATTTACCTGGCCCGATGTTATAGGGGCAGAAACTGGCAATTCCGACCTTTTGAGGAGGCGTAAGATGAACCCGCACATTCTGATCAACCCATGCCAGCGCCTTATTGCGCTCGATGGCATTTACCTGATCGCATTTGGCCTGGGTTAATTTCATCCCCTGCGTTACAGGCTTGCCATCTACCCGGGTCGCTCCACGACATATCGTCCAGATGCCGGAGCCATCACGGTATGCTGTGAGGCTATTGCCCTCTTTCTCATTCAGGAACTGATCCATGAGAACGGGAGCTGATGCGCCTGCGGCAATAAGCGCCAGCATGGCCGCGCTGAGTTTTGTTTTCAGGTTAGCCATCGCTATTCATCCTGCGGTGGCGGGCCACCATAACCACGATCGAGGGACTGCTGATACATCTTCGTCCAGCGGCGCTTAAAGTAGAGATTGGTCAGGTAAGTCGCTACACCGATTATCACGCCACTGGCAAGGGCAATAAAATTCCAGTCAAGGCCATGAAACCAGTCATAGGTCCTTGCCAGCCCAGTGCATATCAGGCCGCCTGACGTGCAGTACGAGGCCGCCGAAAATATTTTGTCAGGCATTTTCATAGTCTCCACCTCCGTTGATGACGGATGGCGCTGTGTGTTTGAAGAATGGGCGGCTCAACGGGCTGGATTGGCAAGAACGCCACCAGTTCATTCCCGTGAGCCTTATGAGACATGGAATGGTTGCCTGATCGACTCTCTGGCAACGCAAATAAAAAACCCGCTCAAGGCGGGAAGAAATACCAAGGGTAAAAAGTGACGGCGGGTAGCCGTAATGGTCCCAAGGTAGAGGGATTGGGCTGTGGTGGCGTTACCCGCAGGATCCGCAACGCGCGCCATTTCAAATTCACAATGCAAGCATTCACCACAACGGAAAGAGCACTGGCTAACCAGGCGCGCCGACTCTTCACGATTATCGGCTCAATGCTCTAACCTGTTGCGTGCTCCGTTTCGTGGAGCTGACGGCCAGGTGATCAATCTGGCACCTATCAGGACTTATTTAAGCGTTAGTGCTCATGCCCGTGTCTGGAGCATCTGGCGGGGATCGAACCCGCATCTTCTGGTTGGAAGCCAGATGTAATTACCAAACTACGACAGATGCAATCTGGTTCAGGGCTCTGCGCGGAAGGGCTTTGACGTGTCGTGCAGCACGTCTCTACCCAAGAGCCCTGACCGGATTGCAGAAACGACAAGGCCCAAAGGGGTTAGCCTTGGGCCTTTAATTTTTTCTTGCTGCTCAGTTCGCTTTAACGTCCCGAGCCTATCACAATTCAAGCAGTTTCTGGCTCACTTTGCAAGTAAAATCTGTCGCCATTTGTGCCGAATGCGTCACACATTGGTGCGTACAGCATCGATTCTGCCAAACTAAGCCACGTATCAACTCTGCGTCTACAGGTCATAAAGCACCAGTCGGGATGCTTTTCATAGAGCTCTTCCGCTATGCGGCGTTTGCTCTTCCGTAACCGGTAATGCTCCACCAGCAGGTGATACAGCTCTTTGTGACCACCCGTAATAAGGACTGCCCCCAGTACCTTATCAATCAGCAGTCCTTCATCGTCTGTACAGAAGGTCAGGCCGCTTTTGTTTTTCCCCGCGAGTATTTCACGAAAAAACGCCTCAAGCTCTGGCTTCGAGATGCCAGACTTCTTCATCCGGCGTAATGCTTCGTTGATGGCTGTTTTAGTGACTTTCCCGGAAGCCAGTAACTGGTTAAACATATTGCCGCCACTACCGCCGCCGATGTAAGACCAGCGGCCCCACATGCGCAGCTTCCCTTGAATCCAGATGGCCTCCAGCGTTTTCAGCCTGACCATTTCACCAGCTTTTCCAACCTCGGACGGGTTAATCATTATGCGTTCTCCACTATGCCAGCACGCCAATTGCCAGCGAACGATCCAGAAATCGAAACAGCAGCTCCAGCTGTGAGCCGTGCTTCTCCTCAAATGCCACGGTGTCAGCGTGCAACTCGTCGTGATGCGCTCTGCAAAGCGGCAACACAAACAAATCGTGCGCTTTCGTTCCCATTCCACCTTGTCCGTGGCCTATCAGGTGATGGGGATCATCTGCTTGTTTGTTACAGCAGACACACGTCTGAGACTTAACCCAGCGCGTCCAGCTCTCGTTTACCCAGCGGCGGCGCTTTGGTCGCAGCATGAATGATTCCGGCGTTTCAGGATCTACGCGAAGACCGAGAATCTTTTTCTGCACCACTTCGCTCGCCGCTGGCTCCGGCACAATATCGCTCTCCTTCATCACTGGTTGATGCTTTTTTTCCGGCAATCGCAGGGCTTTCCGGGCCAGCGATTCAGGGATGACGTGCGCCAGATTGTTTATCACCAGCCACCAGCACAACTCCGGGATCGTCAGTTGATGGTCTTCGTTGAACCCCAGCTGTGAGCGGATGACCGTTATCAGCCAGGATACCAGGTTCCCACGCGCAATGCCTGCCAGCGTCTCTGTGTACTGATCACGCAGCAGGTTATCGCAGGCCCAGCAAAGGCGGATGCTGCCAGGCTCATGCCGGAACAGCGTAAAATTTTCGCTGTGCCACGAGCCGTGCGGATACTGGCATTCAAAACGACGCTCCAGCTCGGCCTCCAGCGAGCTGATACCACCCGCGCGCAGAATGACGTCTTTGTTTTCGAAGACTGGCTTCAAAACCGGGTCTTCTGCCAGTGGCTGCGTGGCGGGAGGGATGGCGCCGGTTGCGTAGTCGCTGTATTTTTCCGGTGCAGGCTCAATCAGTACCCGCCCTCTCCTGAACATCGGCATGAGATCAGCACCAGGGCGAAGAAGAACAACGCCCATGCGTGGGGCAATCTCAGGGGTTAGTAGTGCTCTCATATCATCTCCACGTCAGGTAGCTGCACGAAAACGTCGGATGGTGATTTCTACTTTCCCTTTCTTCACGATGTTCCCCCACTCCACCAGCATGCGCTTAACCTGACTGTCGTCTTCCCAGACGCCTGTTAGAGTCAGGGCATCGAACAGCGCTTTGTTGTAGTTATCGATATCCCGACGGCGCTGATCCGGCGGATACAACACTATGTGAACCTCGGCCAGATCAGAGGATGGCCGGGGAACGGCACGCAGTTGCTCAATAATCGCCGCTCTCGCTGCCTGCTGGAACTTGCGCCCAGTCTCGCTAACCAGATGCCTGCCTTTCAGCGGTCCCTTGCTCGGGGCGCGCCAGTAACTATTTACGCTCGGTGGAAATGGTAAAGTCAGTTTCATTTAGCCCCCTTAAAGGATCGCTACAACGTCTTTTGTGACTTCCCGCGTACTGCTTTTGCAGGAGATCGAACGGCGAGCGTTGATGAATTGCAGGTTAAAACCATGCTCCCGGTACAGGTCGAGAACCTTCGGGGCGGATGAGTTAGAAATGACTACCCGAGCCCCACGGTGAAAGGCTGATACGCATTGCTTCGCCAGGTCTACCTGGTTCTCCCAGCGAAAACCACCAGCGGCGTAGGCGGTGAATCCGGTTGTTCCCGGCATCGGTTCGTAAGGCGGATCGCAGTAAACCACATCCCCTTTCCCGGCCAGGCTGATTGTCCGACGGTAATCAGCGGTCATGAATACGCAGTTATGCGCCATAGCCGCAAAGGCTTTCATCTCATCCATCGGGTAATACGGGGCCTTGTAGCCTCCCCAGCCCACATTGAACTTGTTCGCCTGGTTGTAGCGCATCAGGCCATTGAAACAATGCCGGTTGAGATACAGGAATGCAGCTGCGCGTTCTGTAGCATCCAGCGTCTGAGCGTTGAACTCGGAACGGATCAGCTCATAGCCATCTGGTGACCGCATGTGCTCAAACATCCAGCGGGCCTTCAATTCCACTTCATCCGGCACGATCGCTAACATCTGATACAGATTAATCAGGTCCGGGTTAACGTCCGCCAGCAGATAATCTGCGTGCTTATCGCTGTTCAGGAATACTGACCCACCTCCAACGAATGGCTCTATCAGGCGTCTCCCTGCCGGGATATGCACGAACAGGTCAGCCAGCTGGGTATACTTTCCACCTGCCCATTTCAGAAATGGCTTGCTCATGAACGGAACCCCGCTGGCACTGAATAATCCACGTCGGAATAACTGGACTTGAACGCCGTGTCTTGTTTAACCCACTTGCCGCCAGTCCAGGCTGGGCGTCCGGCGGCCTCCCATTTTTTGGCCTTGTCGAAATACTCGACGCAGTTCTCGGGAGCAAACAGCGTTTTGGGCCGCAGGTAGTCGCTCATCTTCGGATCCTGAGCCCATTTCGCGTTCAGGTAGTCAACCACCAGCATCAGGTCTTCAGGGCTGTAATCTTCGGCCAGGCGTCCCCGGATATAACCCAGCGTCGTTTTGGTTCGTCCCCCCTTGCCATAGGTCGAGTTGGTTACCCGATTGAAATGATCCAGAACGAGATCTGCCGGATCGGTCTGGTCTGGTTGCAGCGCAACCGGACAAGAGTCTTTACCTGTAATCTCTGTAGTACTCTCTGTTGTATTCTCTGTAAGATCATCGTGCCAATTTGACCTGATGACAGCGGTTCGTTTTGACCCGGTGGAGCGTTTCACAATGACCTCTTCCATCGTGTCATTTTGACCTGATGGAACGGCGCATTTTGACTTCTTCGATTTGGTCACTTTGACCTCATCTAAAAGCTCGCTCTCGTAGTTGATCGTGTAGTAGTTCGTCATGTCTCGCTGCGACTTGTTAAGCTGCTCAACTTTAAGCACGCCCAGGCTCTTCAGCCGGGTGAAGGTACGCTTCAGAGTGGACTCAGACCAGAACGGGAATTGTTCCAGCCATTGCTCTGTTGTGTTGTAGATCCAGCGTACGCCGTCACGCTCCAGCCCTGAGTTAGTTTCCTGCAGCCAGTAATTAACCTGCTGCAGCGCAATGGCTTCATTCAGGCCAATGCTGTACGCAAGGTCAGGATTGATGACTATCGGCCTTGATGGCATTAACAGGCTCATAAGACCCCTCTATTTCCCTGAATTTTCGTTTGAACTGTTCAAGTGGGCTGAAACACTCGTGCTGATACCCTTCGCGCAGGTATATAACGCGCTGTGTTTGGGGCTCCCAGCGTATGACCCTGACCGGGACGCCGTAGTGATCTCTGAACCATCGGTTGAGCTCTCGCATACTTTCTCCGCCTGGCCGTTAAAGTCCCCTACCACCCACTGAGCAAACTGGTAGCAGACAGGTTCGAACCCGCCTGGTACTCTTACCCCATACACGAACTGCACCGGTCCTGCTCCACCAGGAACTGGCCGCGCTACAAGTTGCGACCTGCGGTATTGTGTTGATAAACTGTTCATGCGTTAGTAATCTCCACTGATAACTACACGCCACGACGCCAGGAGCTGCAACTCGCTGGCGTCACTTCTTTTTGCGTGAAAATAACGTGATAATTGCGGCAATCTCTTCTTCCCGAGCTGCCAGGTGGCGGCGGTGATGCACCATGATTTCTTCGGCCTCGTGCCTTTCAATAACGCCATCTTCAAGTGCCTGTTCGATAATCTGATCAACCTGTCCCCTGGCGGCAGAGGTACGCATTGCCCGGCTGAACAAGTCCACGCGATCCAGCTCTTCAAGGTGCGGAACATCCACCAGCAGCGCACCACGGCGGCGAGCGAAGTAGTCAGCCAGTAACGACGTGCCGGAAATGTCTTCCATCGCTTCCAGCTCGCTGACTTCGAAGAAACGACAGCCGTTTTTCTCGTAAAGGTTGTTGTTAAACTGCGTCACCGTCATTCCCAGTGCGCCAGCCATTGCTTCGCGCCCACCTGGATATGCTTTGCACATCGCTTTGACGGCTTCTTTGAGGTTTGGCTCTACCATATTGATTTTCCTTTTGTAGTTATCGAATAACCGCTTAAGCAGTACGATTATTTGCACTTGGTACGTCATCTGTTTGATAGCGACTTGGGTACAAAATGTGTAATTCGCTTATTTCTCCTCTAAAGAACTTGGCTAATCTCTCGGCCAGTTCGACAGATGGGACTTGCTCGCATCTTTCAATGCGGCTCAACGTTGCAGGATCTACCTGTACCCCGGTTGCAACGTGCAATAAGGTCATGCCATGCGATTTTCGCAATTTTCTTAATGGTGATTGCATAATGCCTCCTATTTTTGCGTATTACGCATGTTATTCCACGCTGGCGAATTGCGCAAGTTGCTTTGCACGAAACGCAAAAACAACATGTAATGAGTGAATGAAAATAGGATCTCGCATACGACAACTTCGCTTAGCGAAGAACATTAAAATCGCAGAGCTTGCAGAAGCTGTGGGCGTTGATGCTGCCAATATTTCCAGGCTTGAAACTGGAAAACAAAAGCAGTTTTCAGAACAGACACTTAACCGACTTGCTCAAGCTTTAAGCGTAAGTGTACCTGACCTATTTACCTCTGACGAAAATGATACTACTGTACATATAAACAGTGAAAAATATGCATCTCCCGTAAAGGATGTGGATGTATACAGAGTCGAGGTACTTGATGTGAGCGCAAGCGCCGGGGCAGGACATATACACGGTAGCGACGTCATAGATGTCATTCATGCTATCGAGTTCAGCAATGATCAGGCATTGGCAATGTTTGGTGGCAGGACTCCATCTGGAGTAAAGGTCATCAACGTTCGCGGTGATAGCATGGCCTCAACGATTGAGCCTGGCGACCTAATCTTTGTAGACGTAACTATCAATGAGTTCGATGGGGATGGGATTTACGTCTTTGGTTTTGATGGAAAAGTTTATGTTAAACGCCTGCAGATGATACCAGACCAACTGCTAGTCATCTCTGATAACCCTCGTTATAGAGAATGGAATATAACTAAAGAGAATGAGCACAGATTCTATATCTATGGAAAGGTTTTAATAAGCCAGTCTCAGTCCTTTAAACGGCATGGATAGCATTCATCATCATAAACTAGGCCTCATTCGAGGCCTTTTTTTTTGCCTAAAATTTGCGTTTTACGCACACATCTATTGCGTTACTCGCAATTTATGATTATCTTCTACTCGTCGGCACATGACGCAACTTACGGACAAGGATGAACAGAACACAACCTGGAAGCGCATTCCCCTTTTTTCCGGTGGAGATCGGTTTGTAACTGAAGGAGTGCGCTTCCAGTTGTGACGTGTACAAGCGTACTGCAGCGCCGGTCGACGCAAAGACCCGGAAATCGACTGAGCAACAGCAGCTGGTTGCCAATACCAAAACAGAGCGGCGGGAAGTAAGCAGATTAGCGATCTGGTGTCACAACATTCATTCCCGATAAGCCCCTTCTACTGAGGAGGTTTATCGGGACTGGAAGAGTTACCACTTGGAGACGGTCCTTTTAAATGTCCTGGACAGTGGCGCTTTGGTAGCGATAACAACCACTCCAGTTGATCCTGGGAGATATCAGGTCAGTGAGCTGCCAGCACTCTCGACGGCAGTGACAGCCGGAAGTAGACGGCACAGCCCAGACGATATCTGAGTGGCTTTAAAAACAGATGGGAGCCGGTGGAAGCCCGGCACACAACAGGAAAAAGCACTGTGTTAGTCAAGTGAGTTTCCAGTGCTTCAGTGCTCTTTCCGTTGTGTGGAGATAACTAACTAATCCTTTGCAGAGGACACAGAAATGAAATTATCAAAGTTACGTAACGCCATTGTCTACCGGGCTACTTTGCCCAGTATTGAAGCGGTTGAAGGGCACCTGCAGGAATTGCCCTACTCTGAACTTACAGAAACGGAGTTCGCGCGGGCTTCCTTCGTCCCTAATCCGATTACTGGCGAGCTGGTTACGCCAATTACTGACGGTTATGCAATCGTGGTTCGCCGCGATGAGAAAATAATCCCCCAGCACGTCGTAATGAAAGAAGCCAATGAGCGTATCCAGCGCATCGAAAATGCGTGTGGTGAGAAACTGAAGCGCGCTGACCGTAACAACATTATACAGGATGCTAAGGTTCAGCTCTGCAAACAGGCATTCATCAAGTCGTCTCTGATCCTGGTCCTGTATAACACTGAAGAAAATCTGCTGATCATTAATTCCGCCAATAAAAATATTGCCAATTTAGTCGGGGCGATGCTGGTTAAAGTGATCGGCTCAGTCAAAACAGTCACGATCAACATCAGTGATATCAAAAACGGCCTGACAACGCGCCTTAAAAACCATCTGGACGGCGAAGAATCAGCCTTTGCCGGGTTTGAGGTCGGTGATTATGTCCAGCTATCCCGCCTGGCAGAACAGAAAGAAGTTATTCGCTACTCTGCGGAACACTCTTCCGTTACCAGTGAAATTCTGGAGAGCCTGAACACAGGTTTTATCGTCGATAACATGGAATTAAGAGGCTGCGGCGTCTCTTTTCTGCTTACAGATAAGTTCCATTTCCGGCGGATCGATACCAAGGATAATGATTATTCTGATGATGACGACAAAGCCTACCGCTGGCGTCACCAGGCAGGTACGGACATGTTCCAGTTCTGTAAAGTAATTAACCAGCTTTGTGATCTGCTCGCCTACAAAGAGCCCGAAGAACAAAAACCAGCAGCCTGATTAGAACAGCAGCAATTACCCCATTCTCATGGGTTGGGTTGCTGCACCCTAAATTTACGCGTTGCAGCACGTCAGATGGAGAACAAAAGATGGCTAAGACAGCAAATCAACTTATTAAACAGGCGTACGAAATAGCCAAAACTATGCCACTAGCACAGGCAGCAATCATCAGGGAACTGGCTATCGTCCTCGATGTTTCGAATGTAGCTCTGCGCCAGACCCGCACCGAACGTGACGCCCTTCTCGCAGAGGTCAAATCATGGGCGAAAGAGTGTGATCGTCTGACCGAGCGACACACCAAGAATCGCACAAATATGCATGTTCTAGAGGCTATGCGCGATTTGAAAGCAATTTGCCCCGCCAGCTTCCGTAACGTGGAGGCTCTCTGATGGCTAAAGACTCAAAGCTTGTATACGGCGCCAACGGCAAAACCAACGTTCTGATGTTCGAACCGGAAAAGCTGCATCTTGTTACCGACAAAACCCATCTTCTCTACGATGAACGTATCAACCTGCCGATCGACGAAGGGATGGTACTGAACATCAAGGAGCTGGGTGTACTGGAGCCGATTATTGTCTGGAAAGACCCTGAAATTGGGCTCACCTGCGTAGTTGCAGGCCGTCAGCGCGTTAAACATACGCTGGAGGCAAATAAGCTTCTTTTGAAAGAGGGCAAAGACCCACTGCTTGTTCCTGGGGTTGTTAAGCGCGGGTCAGCAAATCAGATGGCTAAATACATGGTCAGCGAAAACGAAATTCGCCGACCTGATACACCCCTTGGCCGGGCTAAAAAAATGTCAGACGCGCTCGACCGCGGGCTCGATGAGGACGACATTGCGGTGTTGTTTGGCTGCAGCGTTCAGACCGTACGCGCAACGCTGTCACTACTGGATGCCACCCAGGCTGTTCGCGATGCAGTGGAGTCCGGAACGGTCACCGTTACCCAGGCGCGTCAGCTGGCATCGCTTAAACCCGAAGAGCAGCGGGAGAAAGTCTCTGAAATCGAAGCGGCAACTGCTGGCACAACCGGCCATGAAAAAGCCCGGCGACAGCGTCAGATCCTCGGTGATGCAAAGCCTCGCCTGAAAACCCGCAAAGAAATTACTAAAGCCCTGGAATCTGCCGAGGGTGAGTATGCGAGCGCACTCCGTTGGGTGCTTGGGGAGGCGAAATGAATATTGATCCTGAGAATTACAGCAAATACACCCTGTGTCGGTTCGCCGCCCTGTTCGATGTGATCTGCTGGGTGCTGGTTGCCGTAGTAACCGTTGTTATCTGCATGTTTATTGAATGGTGGACAGCATGAACATAAAAGAGATCGGAGACGTGTTTCACTTTGATTGCGGCTTTTCCTGGTCGCGCAGTAAAAACGGTAACCATAATTGCCCTGATGGTTTGCCTGAAAAGGTACGGCAGCTGGCTGCGGAGAATGTGGCGCTGAAAATTCATTCAGCCTGA